GTGTGATCTGGTAATTCATAAAATCACGAACTCTGCGTGCTTGGTCTTCTGTTTCTTCGTTTGGCTCACCTACAACAATTGTTTTTACTGGACCACCAGATGGATAAAGTTCTGCGATCGCTCTTGCATTAAATTGTGTTGCTGCCTCAGCAATCATAGGATGCACGACTGTGGACAGACCTCTCGTGGCTCTCTGTTCTTCTTCTTCTGTCATGCCACCATCTGGCTCAAGTGTTTCTAATCCTTGTTTATATCTTTCTTCCCACTCAGATCGTGCTTCTTTGTCAGAATCAAAATAGCCAATAAGGTCTTGTGCTTTTCTGTTGAGCTCATTCTCATCTATATCTTCAGCAATGTTGTTGTCAAAGGTTTCGTCTCGCTCTGGTATGGCATCAAGTGCAGGATCTCCAACCAGAACTTCATTCTCATTTAACTCTTCGACTTGCAACGTGTCTGCTGGTTTGCCTTCTGCGAATGGTATAACTTGAGGTTGTCTAGCCATAGAATGTCATCCTTTTCTTTTCTGTCTCGTCATCCTCATCTTCATAATCAGAAGTGTGAGTGATAAACCAACCTTTGCGCAGTCTCAACCATGCTTGTGTGCATGTATCAACTATGTCATCATTTTCACCAGCAGGAAAAGTTGCACATATGTCTATTAAATTTTTACTCCATTTTTTGTCAGCAGGAAAGTAAATTCTTCCATCTTCCAATAATGCACTGCTCGCATGTGCTCGTGCTTCTTTGTCTCTGTCAGGCATATACTCAAGAACTGGGATTCCTGCCATGCGTAAATCTTGCAACAGAGATTGGCCAGATGCCTTCTTTTCTATCATCACTGCGTCTGGTTCATAATCATAATATGCTTCTTGTGCAAGTTTACGAAGTTGGGGATATGTAACTCTGTCATACCACATCTCAAGAACAATAACATTAACTTGACCATGCAGTCTAAAAACTCCCCAAGTGGTTCTGGCAGAATATGACGTTTTCTCTTTTGTAGAAAAAGCTGTGTCATAGGACTGCAGCACATATTCAATGTTTGGCAGATTTGGTTCTTCCCATGGTTGCCACCATTCAGCTTTTAGGATACCACCACCTTTTGGCATTGGTCTTTGCTGCAACTGGCCAGCACTGGCATATGTCCCAAGTGATTGCTCAAGTGTATTTAATGTTCTGTCATCAATACGATCTGGCCAAAGTAAGTCGCCATCTTGCTGTCTTGGATCTGTAAAACCTAAAGAAGACCTCAGTGGTGTTGGATGATTTGGCTCATATCTTGCAGGCAGGCACAGGTGATCCCAGTTGTCATATTCGTTCGCAAGTATGTGGCCAGTTAAGTCATTCTCATGAACTCTTTGCATTATGATTACAAATGCACCATTCTTTGGATCATTAAGTCTTGTCTGCATAGATTGATCCCACCATTCAAGAACACCTTGTCTAACTGTATTGGATTCTGCCTCACGGACATTATGAGGATCGTCAATAACAATAATGTCACCACCTTCACCAGTCAAAGCACCATCAACAGAAGTTGCGATACGAATACCTGTCTTGTCATTTTCAAACCTTTGTTTTTGATTTTGGTCTGTCGTCAAACCATAGATATTTCCAAAGTGTTGTTTATACCATGGGCTGTCAATTAATCTTCTGCACTTGACAGAGTCTCTGATTGATAATGTCAATGCATATGATGCAAACAGAAATTTTCTTGTTGGATCGACTGTCCATGTCCATGCTGGCAGAGCCACAGCAACAGATATTGACTTCATGTGTCTCGGTGGCACATTTATAATTAATCTTTTTATGTCGCCATGAACAACAGCTTGCAAATGCTCACTGATAGCATCTATATGCCAGTTGTCAAAAAAGTCTCTTGAAGGTTCAATTATTGGCCAACTATTCTTGGTGAACTCTTTTAATGACCTCTTCATCTTCTCTGCTCTCACTTGATTCAATGACAGCATGTTCAAGGACTCTTTCAATTGTGTTGAGATCTCCATCTGATAACCTCGATATATCTAATACTTTCTTTTCTTCAACTTGTGCTGTAACTTCAACAGCTTTTAAATCTGGCACGCATTTACCAAGCAATGTCTTTGCAGCCATGACTCTAAGTTCTGGATCTGCAGAAACTTTACCAACTGTCATCATGCCACCATCATCATTTTTGTAAACAGGGAATATTTCTTTACCTTGCATAACTTGTGTTAAAAATCCGACAGGATCTGCTTGTCCCATTATCCAGTTGATAGTTGCATTATGATTCCACTTATAAGGTTTGTCTCTGGCTGGTTTTTGATACTTCATAGGTTCAACTGACTTAAATCTGCCATCCCATGCCTCAGTTTTTATAGGTGGTCCATCTTTGACAGGTCTCTGAACCTGCATTTTTGGTGTATTTTTCTCTGATTGGTGTTTTTTCATGTCAAAATGTTAATTTTACTAATATTTTTAAAAATTAAGTGTCACACAATTATATACTTATTTTTACAAAAAAGAAAAGCCAGAAATTAATCTGGCTCAACTTTATTACTTCATTATGAGGATTACATGCGTAATAATTTATTATAACTTACTAAAAATTATAATCATAAAACTTTCTAGGATTACATGACAGAACATGACGACCATTTTTTGATTTCCAAGATCCATCCTTTTGTCTCCTAATGGTAATCGCATCTGCAGTTGGATCTGAAACAATAGACCACTTCTGATCACCTTGATTAACAACATGACCACAAAAACCTCCAGGAGCAACTTTCTTCTTCCACTCACCTTGCATAGCGATCATAGGACGAACATACATAGTTTTAACAGATGCTATTCTAACAATCTCATATGGCTGGATATCAGTATACATATGTAAATTTGCATATTTGTAAATTACAGGATGAACAACAAACTGTGGCTCAACCTTTTCAAAACCTTGTTTATTTAAAAAAGCAATATCAGAAACATCTTCTGAATTTAAATTCTCAAGAAAGTCGATGGCATCCTGCTCATTGTGAAATCTTAAAGCATCAGCATCATGAATAACACCGACTAAAGAATTTTTGTGAGGAGCAGTTCCAACAAACTTTGCTTCCTCAAACCACTTTTTAATGTCACCATTTACAGTAACATCAACATTAAATTTAATTAAATAATTTTTTAACATAATAAATTTCCTTTCTCAGTTATATATAGTATCGCATAAGATGGCAGAAAAGTAAAGTAAAAAGTTAAAAAAAGATCAAAAGACCCCAGAGACTGGTTAACGAAACCATTAACTTTTGACATTGGGGTCGACCTATAACTTATTGTAATCAATAAACTTTTCTGCCCATGAACCCAGTGTTACCAGTCTTCTCTAAATTTTTACAAAGAAATATTTTTTCTGATTTCTCTCCTTATATATACTTTTCTTGTTTACTATTTTAGAATAATATAAGATACTATAAATCCATTTGAGAAAGGAAACCATTTATGAATACAGATATCAGATTGTTTCATGGCACAAGTAAAAAGCACCTTGATTCAATATTAAGAAGAGGATTACAACCAAGAGGAACTAATCCATCCAACTGGGAAGACTTCCCATCAGCACCTGACAGAGTTTATCTGACAAGGTCATATGCAATATTTTTTGCAATCAAATCAGCTTACCTTACCAACACTGATCCTGTAATCATTGAAGTAGATGTTCAGGACAATTTAGTTGCTGACGAAGATTATCTTGCTCAATGCAAATGGAAAGATAAAGAATTAAAGTTTTTACAAAATAAAAGTTTAGAAGATAAAACTTTGTATTGGAAGATTAGATCTCCAGCTTATCCAATGATGGCTGAACACTCATTAAATAAATTAGGTAATTGTTGCCACATGGGAACAATAAAACCAAAACAAATAAAAAGCTGGATGTCATTCAGAAAAGATAATGAGATAGCACTCAGCCATGATCCAACAATAACAATTCAAAACTTCTTCTTGCTCGGTCAAGGTTACATAAACTCTTTGCAAAGGTTTTTTGACAGCTATGGCAAGGAAGGCAAGATGTGGGAAGAGTTCGATAAATTAATAGAGTTAAACAATGCCTAAAGTATTTGTAGTCAACAGACCAATAAGAAATA